CAGAACTAAAAACTATATTTGTTCCAACTAAATTAAATCCTGAAGATCCAGTAGGATCAGGTTCTTGAATAACTCCGTTTACTGATATTAAAACCTGTTGAGGTGATTTTGGAAAAGGTACTGGAGCAGAACCAGCAACTTGTAACGCAAAAGATGTTTCGCTGCCATTGAATCCACTGCTTATGTCATCAATTAATCTATAATCGTCAGCAGCACGAATAGTATTTCCAATATATGGCATAGCAGATTAAACTAGAAGTCTTCTTTATTTCTTTAATTATTTTAAGCTCAGTAAATATGGGAACTTTCTAACTATTAGGTCCAGAAGTAGATGGCTGAGTCGGCCATGTAACATCTGTAATTACTGTGTATGTCTGAGGAATATCTCTTAAATTTTGTCTATAAGCAGACCATTGTGCCTGATCAACAGAGCATCCTGGAATGACTGTCCAATCTGTAGATTTTAAAATATAATCCCTTTTTTTTCTAATATTTTCCCAAGTAGAATCATCTAATTCTAAAACTTTTTCACCATAAACTATAATCTCAATAGCCTCAACCTTTGCCTTAAGACTTTCAAAATTATCAGATAAATTTACAAGATCGTTATTTACTGATAATCCCATTTTAAGTCTGCTCTAAATAACTTACTGCTACATCAATAGCACTAGCAGTATCAGTTCTAACTCTTAAAACATCACTGCTTTCCATAATTACTTTTGATCCACTAATTAATTCAAGTGAAGATCCAGCTGGTATTGGTGCATTTCTTAAAAGAAAAACATCATCTCCTGTATTAGTTACCAAGAAAACATCTACATCAGCACTAGCTCCTGTCTTATTAGAAACTAAAATACTTAAAAGAACTAATGTAGCAGAACCGCCAGCTGATAGTACATTTGCATTTGTACTAGTGTGTGCATCTGTCACACAACTTGATTTTGTATCGACTTTGAAGGTGTTTGCCATATTATCCTAAAGCAATAATTAATGCTAAGTTTTCCCCGGAATCGAAGTTACCTGTTACTGATAAAGTTCCATTAACTTGGACATTACCTGTAAAGGTAGCAGCTCCATTAGCATCTATTGTAAGACGGCTAGACCCACCAGTTACTAAAGCAATTTCATCAGAAGCTGGTGATATTAAACCAGTATTTGGATCTCCTGCAAATTTTAATGCACAGTTTGTTGTTGATCCTCTTTCAAATTGTGAATTTGAACCATCTTGTCTTAAAACAGGAAAACCACCATTTGTTATTGCATCATGAATAACAACAGTTTTTAAAGAAGTATCTACAGTTACTTCACCATCAGCACCTTTAAATCCTGAGTGCTCAGCTGTTGTTCCTCTTCTAAATTGAACTTGGGTTGCCATAATACTATCCTAACGCCACTGCTATTGCGGTAGCAAAACTTTCAGTAGCTATAGTCGAATCTACAGCCACTGTAACTGTGTTACCAGAAGCACTTGTATCAATACCAGTACCTCCTGATAGCTGTAGAGTTTCAGAATCTAAATCAATAGCAATCGTTCCAGAATCTGTGGTTATGTCAAGATCTTCAGCGGTAATCTGAGCTTGAACATAAGCCTGAGTTGCTATTGTTCCATTTGAATCAGGAACTACTAATGTCCTTGTTGTGCTTCCTGATATAGAAGAACAATCTAAAGCAAGTATTTTTGTATTATCACTATTATTTCTAACTCTAAATCCGCTGTCATTTGTTACTACAGCTGTTGAAGTTATTGAAGCTAATCCAGTAAATGTTGTGGCACTTGCTCCTAAAGCTACAGCTGTGCTTCCAACCGTCACGGTGCTGTTTGCTAATTGAGCATTTGGTATGGAGCTAGTTCCAAATTGTCCAGTTCCACTGTTATAAGTTAATCCTGATCCAGCAGCTACACTTAAGGAGCCTAATAAAACTACGGTGCCAGCTGCATCTGGAAATGTAATTGTTCTATCAGCTGTTGGATTGGTAACGGTAAGGGTTGTTTCAAAATCATTTGCACTAGATCCTTCGAAAACTATATTTCCACTTGCAATTGTTATTGAATTTGCTGCATCAGCTGATCCAGATATTAATGTAGTTCCAATTAGAGTTGTAGAAGTTAAAGAGGATAAACCAGCAAAAGTAGTTACTGTACCTCCAAGACTGATAGAAGTTGATCCAATGGTGACAGCAGAGTTAGCTAAATTACTATTAGCAATTGAAGATGCTGTAGATAATATTGTTCCAGTTTCGTTTGGTAAAGTTAAAGTTTTATCTCCCCCTGTTGCATCAGCTGCTGTGAGTATTGTTTCATTTGCATCTGCTGTTGATCCTTCAAAGGTTATATTTCCACTTGCTAATTTAATAGAGTTCGCTGCATCAGCTACCCCAGATATTAAAGTTGTGGAGGCTAGAGAAGTTAAACCTGTAAAAGTTCCTTGCGTAGCTCCGAGTGCAACTGCAGTGCTTCCTATTGTTATGTCATCATTAGCAAGTTGACTATTTGGTATCGCAGAAGTTCCAAACTCTCCAGAACTTGAGTTGTAAGTCAATCCAGATCCAGAAGCAATACTAAAATGTGCCCTAGCTTCAGAAGCTGAAGGACCTGTATATGTAATTACTCCAGAAGTACTGTTGTATGCTAAAGATCCATCCCCACCACTATCAGTTACAGATACTGATCCTCTAGCTCTAGATGTCGTGAAATATTGATTTGAACCTTCACTTAAATCGGTTGTGCTATTTCCAGCAAAATCTAATTTATCAGAAGAAGAATTTAACTCCTGAAATAGACCTGAAACTAAAACAAGTGCCTTTCTTGTTGCCATTTTTTATTCCGATACAATTCAAAAATTATTGAATTGCTAGTTATATTTATTTTACGTCTAGTAAACTGTCAGCTTAAAAGAATTGGTGGTTCTATTTTTATGATAAATTGACCAGTAGAACCGGCTTCTCCAACTCTAGTTAAATAATTACCTGCTCCTGTAGGAGGAGTTTCTGTTATAGAACCTGCAGAGCTTGCAGATAAAAAATACTCATTTCCAAAATTTAAACCAGATGTTGCAATAATTCCTCTTACTAAAACTCGAACTTGTGAACCAGATGTCTCTGTTGTTTCTGCAAATCCAGCGACTTTAGCTTTGTCAAAACTATCATTGCCTATTGCTTTACCAATAAATCCATCAGATGCCCTAGCGTAAACTGCATCTCCTTGAGTTACATTTTCAAATGTTGTAGCAACATATCCAGTTACTTTAGAAACAGGAGTGCCTGCAAAAGTTGATTTAAAATCTAATAGTGCTTCTGTGAGTCCTTGTGCATTTGGTTCATAAGGCTCATAATTTTTTACAATTGCCATTAACTTAATTTAATAGGAGGCTCAATTTGTATTGCGAGAGAGGTAGTGGTAGCAGCCTCACCTAGCCTAACTACAGCTTGTCCAGCACTTGATGGAGCTGTTAAAGTGATTCCCCCAGCTGTACTAGGAGATAGAAAATATAAATCACCAGCATCTAAACCACTCATAGTTTTTATACCAACAACTATAACTTTTACTGTAGAATTAGCTGTTGCAGCAGCATTAGCAAACCCTACAACAGTTGCATTTTCTACCGTCCCATCAGCAGCACTTGCTTTTCCAACTTGTCCATCAGAAGTTCTCATATATAATGCATCCCCTTCACTAACATTTTCAAATGCTGTAGCATCAAAGCCTACTTGTAATGGAGCAAAATTTGGAAATCCTTCTTTTACATCTATTACTGCATCTACCAATCCCCTATAATTAGGTTCATATGGTTGACGAGTCATCGTAAAATTATTAGCTATCATCAAATCTCTTAAGACTGCAATAGCTCCTTCTATGTTCGGTTCGTAAGCGGTGGACATAATTTATCTTTATTAATATCTATTTTAAACTGTGCCTACTATTATAATAAAAGTATGGAACCTCAAGTAATCGCAGCAATAATATCTGGTAGTATTGGTGCCTTTGCTGGTATCAGTAGGGCTTTAGGTAATTTTAATAAAAAAATAGATAGAAAATTTGACAGAATTCAAAGAGAAGTTGATGATTTAAAAAATACAGTTATTCATGATTATGTATTAAAAGAAGATTTTTTAAGAGAAATGCAAGCGGTTCATACTAAGTTAGACAGAATATTAGATCATCTTTTAAATCACACTAATTAAACATTAACCCAAGCGGAAATAGAGGCTAAATATATTTTTAACACTCCACTACCTCCTCCAGATGTATCCCAATGTAGTTGACCATTAATGGGATTAGCAGGTTGTCCAGCGGATACAGATGCTACAGCTTTTACAGATTGAAATGAAGAACCATCAAATACTTTAAATATATGAGTACTAGCAGTATCTAACCAAGTTTCTCCTTTACTTGACGATGTAAATCCAGCTGCAGAACTATTTGGTGCAGTACTTCCAATATGGACAGGACCTACCTTAATCAAACCAGTGCTTGGAGAAGCAACATTATCAGCGAAAAATAATCCTGGACTTGTACTATGGTTATTTAATGCAAGCTCACCAGCTCCTAATCTTGTTGGAAATGGTCTGTCATTAAGTGTGCTAGATCTTCTTGTTTGAATTTTTACTGCCATAATTTATTCTACATTTATGTATAATCCTGCATCTACTACTGTATCTTGATTAGTATCTGGATTATAAGTACTGGCATCAAGATTGCTAGTATTTACAGCAGAATCTACTAGTTCTCCATTTATATAATCGCCTGCATTAATCAAACCAGATTCAAAAATATCAGTAAATTCAATCAGAGGTTTATTTATTATTCCAAATTTAATATCATCTAAAACAGTTGGAGATTTATTAAATAATTTATTTACCATTGCAATCATTCTGTTTGTAGTATTTAAGGATCTACCTGATCTATCTAATCCTCCTTGTGCATCTCTTTTTAAACTATCTGTAAGAGTCATAGCTACAACAGATGGATCAAAATTAGCTACATTTTGTTTATTATTAAAATTACCAATAATTTCTTTATTTCCCTCCCATTTTGTTGACCGATTATATAAAGCAAATATTTCTGCAGATTCTCTAAGTTTTTCTTGTTCTTTTTTCCAACTTCTTTCCCATGCTTCAAGACCTTGACCTATAGGTTTGTCATTAGGTTCTAATAACCATGCTCCAACGTATTCATGCTTTTTTAAATTTTCTACTGTTACATAACCACTTGTAGTTTCATCAAAAGGATATACAACTACAAAACTATTTGGATTTGGTACATCACTTATTGTATATTCTCCTGAGATTGCATTTCCACTTGTAAAATTTAATTGAATTTTATCGTTTTTATTTAAATTATGGTTCTCAAAATCAACCGTAATATTTACACCAGATAGAGAATATTTAGCTGCTAACTTAAGTGGTTCATTACCTTCATCATGAACTAATGACCACATTGCTGCGTAAATATGTTTACACCAACGAAGTTGATAATATTGTAAATTTTGAAAAGAATTTTCT